GCGTCCCGATATGTACGGTCTCGTTATCGTGCGTGGTCTCTTAGGTGAGGCAGGTGCTACTAGCTAAACCCTAGAAGCAAAATAAAAGTTAAGCCCTCGTCGAAAGACGGGGGCTTTCTTTATGGGAGGAGCTACTTAGGGGAGGAGGGAGAAATCCTTTCGTTAATTGACCTAATTAATATTCATAGAAGGAGAAATATATTATGGGAACTAAAAGAGTAGGTTGGGCACGAATTCGTAGCCTGATTAACGAAAATCAAAATGAACTATTCCATCTCAAGCAGGGTTATAAAGTGGTGACAGCGGATACGACTTTAACGGCTGCGGATAGTGGGAAAGTTATTTTAATGGGAACTAACGGTGTGGACATTACGTTGCCCGCTGCAACTGTTGGAATGAGTTTTACAGTCATTCAAACGGGAGATTACGCCACCGCTGCTTGTACTGTCATCGCAGGAACCGGAGACTTTATGGCCGGTGCTGTTGCTGGACCTAGTACCGCAGCAGCCAACTTGGCTGATGGCAGTAGCGACCTGACAGCTACATTCGGTAGTGCTACGCTAGCAGGCGACCAAATTACCCTGGTGTCAAATGGTACTTTGTGGTTTGTATCGGGTACTGCCGCTGCCGGTGGTGCTAACGGCATTGCATTTAGTTAGTAGTTAACAAGTTTTTGCTACAGTTTATATTGTCCCCCCTTCCCTTTTGGGTTGGGGGGATTTTTCTTTTTGAAGAAGAACAACTAATTACTATATTACACAGGAGTTCCCCATGGGAAAGAAAAGACGAGTATTAAGATATCCACAAAAGTTTGGAGCAAAACATAGTTATTTAGTAGCGCGCGAGGATATCCCTACTCCACCAATTGAAACAACGGCCGCAATACCAATTGAAACGGTGGCGCCGACTGAAGTGGAAACAGTTGTAACTGAAGAAACAACCGCTCCCCCTAAGCCAAAGAAGTCGACTACTTCTAAGACAAAGCCTACTAAGAAAACCACTAGTAGAACACGAAAGTCTTCGAAGACCACAACCAAAAAAACCAAATAATTGATATATAACTATTAACCTTTCTAAAGAACCCGGGTTATCGCCGGCATATTGTGAATGAGATTACTATTTAGGTTGAGGGGAGATTTCATTAATGCCAACTAATCTAAATCCAATATCTGAAACAAGCGCTATTGTTTTAACTTCTACTGGAAGTGTTTCACAAGTGGCCGCCGGCTGTCCGTTTGGGATATACACGGGCTCCGCCGATTTTCTGAGCGGCGCATCGCTCCAGGTAGCTTATACCTATAAGAAGCTCGGCGGCGATGTCGTCGACATTGAGCTAACTCCATCAAACGTATATGCGGCATATGAAGAAGCTGTTTTAGAATATTCCTATATCATTAACGTTCATCAGTCCAAAAATAGTCTTTCTACTTTCTTGGGCAACCAGACGGGAACGTTTGATCACCTGGGTAGCATGAAGACGGGACCTTCTGGTACCAATTTAGCATACCCCCGCTTTACAATTGGGTACGCGCGCCGTGTAGGCGATGGTGCTGCAGCCGCCGCAGGCTTTGGCGGAACCGTCGCCCAATATTCGGCCTCGTTTCAGCCCGTCACCAAGCAACAGGATTATGATCTGCAATCCATCATTCAAAGTGCCTCTGATTCGGGGGTAGATGATGCGGGCAAAACGGTCGACTATGCCGGCAAAGTTGATAATAAGCGCATTATTATCCAACAAGTTTTTTACAAGTCTCCACGGGCAATGTGGCGCTTCTATGGGTACTATGGCGGCTTCGGAGTGGTGGGTAACATGTCGACATATGGACAGTATTCAGATGACTCCACTTTTGAAGTCATCCCGACATGGCAGAATAAATTACAAGCTATGATGTACGAAGATTCGATTGTAACACGAACTTCGAATTATGGTTATGAGATCATTAATGATAAATTAAGACTGTTTCCCACCCCTGACTCCTGGTCTGATGGATACGCTGATCGGGTATGGGTGAAGTTTATGGTAGATATCACCCCATGGGAACAGGGAACTACTAACATGGGAGTCCAGGGCGTTAACAACTTGAACACAATGCCATTTGATAATATTCCGTATGTCAACATTAATGCTATTGGTAAGCAGTGGATTAGAAAATATAGCTTAGCATTATGCAAAGAAATGTTAGGACAAATTAGGGGCAAGTTTACCACGATGCCCATCCCGGGCGAAAGTGTAACCTTGAATCACTCCGAATTATTATCTCAAGCGAAAGAAGAACAGGCGGGGCTCAAGGACAAGCTCATGGAAATCTTAGATACTATCACTTATGATGAATTAGCTAAGACAGATCAAGAACTTACTGATGCAGCATCTAATATATTGAAAGTTTCTCCACTTCCAATTTTTGTAGGATAATAAACGATGGCAGACAATGAATGGGAAAGACCAAAGAATCCACCTCCTCCGCTTTTCTTAGGAAAGAAGGAACGGAACCTTGTAAAGCAAGTTAATGATGAACTAATTGAAAAAGTCATTGGGCAGCAGATTCTTTACTATCCTGTAGACTTGGCCACCACCGATTTCCATGAAATGTATGGAGAAGCCATCGACAAAACTTATTTGCCCCCCATTCGAGTATATGCTCTGGTAGAGTTTACGGACTATTCCACTCAATATATGGATGGCTTCGGTCTTGACAAGTCATGGGAAATCTCAATTCATTTTCATCGCCGGCGCCTAACCGAAGATCAAGACCTGTATGTGCGTGAGGGTGATTTTGTGTTGTATGGCGATTATTATTATGAAATTGTTAAGCTGTCCGAGCCAACAAAGCTATTTGGACAAGTAGATCACAGTTTTGAAATTGCAGCTACCTGCAAGCGCGCCAGAAAGGGACTATTCGATGCTACCTGATAACTTTGATTTTGCCATGATTCCTACCGGAAGCACTGGAAAGGCTGACTTTACTCTTCAAGAGATTGGCATGCTGGCGTCTACTATTGAGACTATAGACTATTCACTCGTTTCCTGGGTCAAAGAAGATCTTAAATTAAGCGTCCGCACCAATGAGGGCTTTACTGCGGTGCCAGTTTTGTGGCAGGTACCCGAACGAGCCTACCAGATTAAACACAATAAAGATTTACGCGATGAGGCAGGAGCATTAAAGCTACCCCTGATTAGTATTGAACGTACAGGCATCACTAAAGATCCTGCTCGCAAGGGAGGGTATCAAGCGAATTTATATTCGACCAAACACAATGGACGCTCCGGACGATATGTTATTGCGAAGAGAATTGTGCAAGATAAGACACGGAACTTTGCTAGAGCCGCCGGCACGCGCACAAATACCGGCGGCACCAAACAACGTTATTATCCGAGAGTAAACAAGAAAGTAGTTATCCAAACTCTATCAGTCCCCATCCCTGTGTATATAAATGCTGAATATAAAATTTCTCTGCGTGCAGAATACCAACAACAGATCAATACTCTCATGACTCCATTTATGGGGCGCACCGGACAGATTAATTCTTTCTTGCTCCGGCGTAATGGACATCTTTATGAAGCCTTCATCGATCAAAGCTTTGCACACAATAATGTTGTAGCATCGCTGGGCGAAGAAATGAGGATGTTTACTACCGACATCACCATTCGGGTCCTAGGGTATTTAATGGGGGAAGGGGAAGACGATGATCGACCCATTGTAACGATGGAAGAAAATGCTGTAGAGATTACTTTTCCCCGAGAAGGCACTGCTGCTCCGGGTAATCCCAACTTCTTTGGAGAGATTTGGGACGGTAGCACCCCTCCAGATGGGGGCCCCCAGGGCAGTTCCTGAAGTAAAGCCCCATTTTTCTTTGGAGTTCAGGAGCTTTTTGGAATTAAAAATACTATTTAATTAATGATTGCAGTAGCATACTTTAGCAATTGTTTTAAAAGGAATCACAAGCATGTCAGTCAAGAATTTTAAATTTGTATCTCCGGGAGTATTTATCAACGAAATTGATAATTCTTTCATTCCCAAAAGCGCCGATGCAATCGGCCCTGTAGTAATTGGTCGAGCCCGCCGCGGCTTGGCGATGACTCCGGTGAAGGTACAGTCTTATTCCGAATTTGTTCAGATCTTCGGAGATACCGTCCCCGGTAATGGAGGTGGCGACATCTCTCGTGACGGGAACTTGCAGTCTCCCATGTATGGCACCTACGCAGCCAAAGCGTTTTTGCGCTCGAACGTAGCGCCTTTAACTTATATTCGTCTGCTGGGACAGCAAGATGCAAACGCGGCAGGTTCTGCCGGCGGCTCTTATAGTTCCGGTAAGGCAGGATGGAAAACTCAAACAAATCCAGCGGCCACTGTAGCCGCTAATGGCGGCGCTTATGGCTTGTGGGTATGGCCCTCTTCCTCGAATGCCACGCAACTGGGGGGAGACTTGGACAAACAAGGTGTCCTCGCGGCAGTTTGGTATGTAAATGCTAGTTGTTCCCTCTCTTTGAGCGGCACGATGCACGGAAAATCCCTTACCACCGGCGGCGTGGGAATGGTGGTTGGCAACAACACTACTGATTACACCTTTACGCTGCAGGTGCAGAATTCGAGTACATCCGCGGATCAAGTACTTGAGAAGATTAAGTTTAACTTTGATGACTCTTCGGATTTATTTGCGCGCAAACGTTGCAACACTAATCCTCAATTAGCTTCTGTATCTGGACGGTTTTATCCTGCTGCAGCCCGCAAAAATTATTGGCTTGGTGAAACAAATGAACAAGCCTTACGCGCTGGTTGCACAACGGCATCCGGATCCTACTGGTTCGCCTCGGGCAGCGATTTGACTTCAACAGCCCTTCACGGTGTTTTGCTGCCCATCGCATTGGCCGGCACTGCCACCACAGGTCCACAAAACCTTCAAGGCGCTTCGACCGAAGCCAAGGCTGGATGGTTTGTTGGGCAAGACTTGGGAGCAGCAGCAAGCTACACCCCTACTGCTACTCAGCGATTGTTCCGCCTTATAGGGCGCGGGCATGGCGAATGGCTCCAAGATAATTGCAAAGTGTCTATTCAGAACGTGCGCCAATCTACGACGACCGTAAGCGAGTACGGCACCTTTAGTGTTGTTATTCGTAACTTGCATGATACGGACAGTAATGTTCAAGTCATGGAACGGTTCGACAACTGTACTTTAGACCCTGCATCTCCGAACTTCTTAGCTCGGGTGATTGGAGACAAATACAGTCAGTGGGACGACAGCGCCCGACGCTTGAAGACTTATGGAGAATATCCCAACATGTCCAAATATGTGTATGTGGACATGGATACCGATGTGGAAGGCGGAGCAACCGATCCGACCCTACTCCCCTTCGGATATTGGGGTCCACCCCGCTTTAGGAACCTCGCCGCGACGTCTAAGGCAGTTACGGGTCAAATGATTTTTGCCCCCTCTAGTGTCGTAAGTGGCACCACGGGAACCGGCACTGATGGAAGCGCCCTGTTCATGGGAAGCGTTGTTCTGACTGGCGCACTGGCATGGCCAACGCCCCGTCTGCGCCTCTCGGCTTCTGACGGCGGCTTATCGGTTCCCACCGATGCCTATTGGGGAATGCAGACTACTCGTAGTCGTACAAGCACCACTTCTGATCCTAGCGTAGCGGATAGTTTAAGAAAGCTTTGGTCCGAATCGGTTAGCGATCCGGTTGTTAACACTACATCACCAAATGCCGGCACAGCCACCCAAAAAGGTGCTTATGTTTTCTCTTTGGATGACGTTGTATCGGGATCTGATGGGACCTATTATTATGGTTCAGGCTCTCGCGCCGCTGGAATTTCCGCAACATCTGCATCGATAGCAGACTTGTTGAATGCTGACTATAACCGCTTTACGGCTCCTTTCTGGGGAGGCGCAGATGGCTTTAACATCTTACGCCCCGATCCCCTTTATAACGCCGGTATCCCTGGTGCAGGCGGTTCGGGCACAGGAAATGCCACCAACCAGAACAGTATGGAATACTATACTTACAAGCGCGCCGTCGATACAGTGGCAGATCCGGAAATGTTGGACATGAACTTGTTAGCAGTCCCCGGACTTACGCAAGATGCACTCACGCAGCACATGATTAACGTCTGTGAAGAGCGTGCAGATGCTATGGCACTCATTGACCTGCCGAGTATTTATATTCCGCCTCACGAGGCACGCAAGACCACCAAGAAGGCACGTATTGGAACTACTCCAATTCAAGCTGCGAATACCCTTCGCGCTCGCCGAGTGGATTCGAGCTACGGCGCAACCTTCTATCCTTGGGTCCAGACCCGAGATGAAGAAACAGGCGTCCTGGTTTGGGTACCGCCCTCTGTGGCCATGATGGGAGTTTTGGCTTCCTCGCAGGCTAAGTCGGATCTTTGGTTTGCTCCCGCCGGTTTCAATCGCGGCGGATTGAGTGATGGAGCCGCAGGCATTCCTGTCACGGCTGTCTCTGAAAGATTAACCTCGAAAGAACGCGATACTCTTTACGAAGCTCGTATCAATCCTATTGCCTCTTTCCCATCTAGTGGGATTGTGGTATTCGGACAGAAGACCTTGCAAGAGCGTCAGTCTGCTCTGGATAGAATTAACGTGAGAAGGTTAGTAATTTACCTGAAGAAGCAGATTTCCATTCTGTCGACACAGATTTTGTTCGAACAAAATGTGGAGTCTACGTGGGCTCGCTTCAGGGGCTTGATTTCTCCCTTCCTCGATAACGTACTCACCCGATATGGTATCACCGAATATCGATTGATTTTGGATGAGTCCACTACAACTGCCGACTTGATTGACCAAAACGTCTTGTATGCCAAGATTATGGTTAAGCCAGCGCGCGCAATTGAATACATTGCAATCGACTTTGTGATTGCATCAACAGGAGCATCTTTCGACGATTAAAAGAAGTGGGGATTTTTTCCCCGCCTACTATTTAATTTTGAAACGTTTACACAGGAGTAATTAAACAATGGCATTTTGGAGCGACAACTTCTCCGCAGAGAATAGCGGACTTAAAGATCCTAAAAGAAAATTTAGATTTATAGTGCGTATTACTGGTCTCGATGAGACTAATGTGTGGTGGGCAAAGACGGCAGCTAAGCCTTCCTTTACTATTGCTGCAGCCGAACACAAGTATCTAAACCATACGTTTTATTATCCTGGCTCTGTCACATGGAACGACGTTGCCATTACCATGGTCGACCCTCAAGAACCAGACGTCGCCCATGATTTTTCCAGCCTTATCGAAGCGGGCGGATATCATCCCCCCACTACAGCCACTGACTTGTCTACTATGACCAAGGCTTCTGCCGCGGCATCTCTCGGGCAAGTAACCGTAACTGCGCTGGATGGCGATGGAAAGGGTATTGAGACCTGGACCTTGAACAACGCGTTCATTACAGACTTGAAGTTTGGTGATTTAGAATACGGCGGTGATGACTTGACTGAAGTAAGTGTCACCCTCAAGTATGACTGGGCTACTCTTTCTGATGCTCAAGGCGGAGTTTTCGGCAACGGCAAGGCTTCAGGAGCCACCGAAGGCGCCGGCGCTGCATGAGAAACCCTCGGCACCAACTAAACCATATATTACAAAGACTTAAAAAAAGAGGTGAATATTGTCACGAAATAAAGATCGCTTAGGCATGGGCGACACCACGCCAGAATCTAGTGGTCCTCCTCCTCAAGTGATGCAACAAGATAACACGGATTTTTCCTTTGTTGTGCCGACTGAGTTTGTAGAGCTTCCTTCGCAAGGAAAGCATTACCAAGAAGGACACGCGCTCCATAATGAAGGGAGCATTGAGATTCGACACATGACAGCCAAGGAAGAGGACCTTCTTACGTCCCGGACTTTGCTTAAAAAGGGCATCGCCATCGAACGATTGCTCAGAAACATTATAGTAAATCGGAGTATTAACCCCGACTCGCTCTTAGTAGGAGATCGGAATGCGATCATTATCGCAGCCCGCACTTCTGGCTACGGCAACGTTTATACGACTCAAGTTACATGTCCCGCATGTAACGAGACTCAAGATTATTCATTTGATCTTAATGAGGCAACCGTATATGCGGGCGAAGACGCTGCCGACATGGATGTGACGGTAAACGACGACGGAACCTACGACGTATGGCTCCCCCGTCTCAAGGCTACGGTTACGTTTCGTCTGTTAACTGGGTACGATGAGAAGAAACTTCTCGGCAACACCAAGAAGTCGCGCACGCAGCTTGTTGACAAGGCAATTACTACTCAATTAAGCAATATGATTGTAGGGTGTAATGGGGTGAGCGACCCCACCGTTTTGAAACAATTAGCCCAGAATATGCCTTCGGCGGATGCGCGCTATTTGCGCCGAGCTTATAAATTAGCAGCCCCCAACATTGACTTGACACAAATGTTTGTGTGTGATGAGTGTGGGCACGATCAAGACATGGAGGTTCCGCTAACCGCGGACTTTTTTTGGCCTGACCAGTGATTATATGGAGAACGTGTATGAGCAGTTCTTCTTCTTAAAATATTCTGGTGGGTGGTCGTTTACTGAAGCTTATAATTTGCCGGTCGGACTACGCCAGTGGTTTGTGGAGAGACTCGTCAAACAACTGGAAGCCGAGAAGGAAGCTATTGATAAAGCTTCGCAAGGAGGAGGCTCCAATTCTTCCACTCAGACCCTCACATCAACCAATCAACCAAAGCCTCCACCACAAATGAGACGAACTTCTGGACAGGGTAAGTAATAAGCCCTGTCTTTTTTTATGGAAAACTATTTACTTGAGTAACGCCATTCTGCGGCACCATAGGAAAATTGTAACATGGCAGACTCACCAGAGATTGCAGATCTTAAGAAAGCGCTAGGCATTCGAAAAGAAATTAACAAGACCGTCCGTGAGATGAAGGAGGATATTGCCAAGGCTGTGGCTGAAGGGGAGGCCGATCTCGTGAAACAACTGCGAGAACGGCTCAGTTTGTACCATGAGCAAGTCGCTGCCATGGAGAAAACAATTACGCAGCAAAAAGAGATCATCGCATATGAGAACCAACGAACTCACAGCATAGAAGCGTGGCGCCAACTCCACCACCAAGCTATAGACGCTATCGAGCTAGAACTGGATCTCTTAGAGAAAAGACACTTAGCTGAAGAAACTAGTGTTGAGGAATATCTCAATGCAGTTCGCGTCTTAAATAGACAGAAAGCTGTTCAAGAAGAATTGCGAGACGAACAAGAAAAGTATACCATTGGGGTAAGAGAGTCAGTTGATGCCGCCAAAGACCTAGGAACCCAACTTGGTAATATTATGTCAGCCTATGGCGCTAATCAAATATTCAATTATGACAATATACTTAAATGGTCTAAAGCCATGTTCAGCGCTAAAGCGGGCGTTATCGGAATGCTCTCTTCTTTGGCCAGCGCAGGGTTAAAAGCTTTTGTAGATTCAGTTATTAGTCTCGCGTTAGCTTTGGATCAATCTGAAAGCGCCTTCCGCCGCACCACCGGCGCATCTGCTGACATGGCGCGCGAGATGACAAATTCTTACGAGACAGTTCGCGAAAGCACAGTATCGTTGGAACAAAACCAAGAAGCTTGGGGTGCCCTCTATACGACCTATACTGATTTTACAATGATCAGCCAGGAAGCCCGCAAAGAAATTGGACAAACCACTGCCGTGCTGACTCAGTTGGGAGTTAATGCTGCTGACTCCGCCAAAGGCATGCAAGTGGCCGATAAAATGATGGGGCAAACGGGTACCTCCGCTGCAGCCACACTTCGCGATCTCAGTTCCTTAGCGGAGAATATTGGAGTAGCCCCCGGACAGCTTATTGCGCAGTATGGACAAATTGGGCCGAGCCTCTCCAAACTAGGTGCGGACGGAAGCAAGGCTTTTAAAGAATTAGCGAGAGTATCCAAGATTACCGGTCTGGAAATGCAGAAGCTCTTGAACATGACAGACAAGTTTGATACTTTCGAAGGCGCGGCTACTTCTGCTGGAAAGCTTAATGCTGCGTTAGGTGGCAACTTTGTAAATGCGATGGATCTCATGATGGCTACAGATCCCGCAGAAAGATTTGGAATGATTCGAGGCGCCCTTGATGAAGCAGGGCTATCTTTCGATGACATGTCCTACTACCAACGAAAGTTTTATGCTGACAGCTTAGGCTTGGATTCAGTAGGTGATTTGGCTCTCATGATGTCAGGCAATATGGAAGCGCTTGGAGCAGAAACCGAAAAAACCAGTGCGGATTATGAAGATGCCGCCGCAAGAGCAGCCGAGATGGCAAGCGTCCAGGAAAGCCTGAAGGCAGTGATGCAATCATTAATTCCCGTCATACAACCTTTATTAGGCTTCTTGCAAGGCTTAGGGAATTGGATGTCCCAACACATCGACACGATTCAATTTGTAGTGAAATGGGTAGGCTTGGCTGTATTAGCATATAAAGGTTGGAAGGTAGCGACGATGCTTTATGAGAAAGCACTAAAGACGCTCGCAATGACTCAAATTAGCGAACTCGGTGTTTCCATGCAACTTCACGCTGAAGCTCTCAGGTCGTGGCTCCTAGCTAAAAAACGATTGATTCTTGACAAAGCCGAGACCGTTCAACTCGGAATTATGATCGGACTGGACAAAGCCAAAGCGGTCACCACCGGCGCCCTGACAGCAGCCAAGAACGCACTAACTGCGGCTCAAAATTTGTGGACGGCCTCTGCCACTAGAGCAACCGTCATTGCTGCAGCCCAGAAGGTGTGGTCGATTATTATGATTCCTCTTACGTGGGGGTTGGCTGCAGCACAGGGGGCGTTGGCTGGAGCTTCTGCAGCTAATGTAATACAATGGGTGCTCCTCGCCGCCGCAATTGGACTTGTGGCATATGCCCTATTAGCTTCTATTCACTCTCCTCCGCTTTATATAGCAATCCCCTTAGTGGCCGCTGGACTTTGGCTGATGTCTTTCGCCTTAGCCGCTATCAGTGGACCTGCCGGCGCGGCCGCAATTCCTCTTATTTTAGTGGGGTTTGGACTTGTACAAATCGCCGCAGCCGTATTCATCGTTGCTGTTGGCATTGGGTTGATGGCTGCAGGATTCGCTTTAATGTTTGCAGCCCTTGAGGTAGATAAGATAAAGGCGTTTACGGGCATGATTGCCACCCTCGCACTAGCGGCCCTTTTCTTGCCCTATGCAGCCATAGGGATGTTCGCTTTGGGCATCGGATTGCTCTCTGTAGCCTTCGCATTAAAGTTTATTGCCACCAAAGATCTTGAAGCTATTGCTCTTTTCACTGAATCATTAGCAAGCATTCAATCGGGACAGCTATTAGAAACTGCCAAGGCTATTAAACAAGTAGCCAAGGCAATGGATGATATTCCTGACAAGAAGGCATTCACCTTCACCACCATATTGCAGCGCGTGGAGGCATCGGCTAATGCGATATCGCGCGCAGGAGGTGCCCAAGCATATGGACAAGCTACAGGCGGCGCCCGCAGCGGTGGTGGTGGTGGCGGAGCAGCGCCGGCTGCAGCAGCACCGGCAACCAACCAACAAGTGACAGTTAAGCTTGAATTAGATGGTAAGCTTTTGGAAGAGAAAGTACTTAATATAGTGGACGGCAAGTTTGCCGAAGCATCATAAAGGATAATAATACACATGTCAGATCCATTGAAGCCATGGAAATTTAAGACGGGACCACATGCAATCAATTCTAATATCTTTGATGTAAATAAATTAGATTCAACGAATAACTTTGCAGATGGTGCGGACGCATTAGCTAATAAAGGAATGGTGGTAACGATTACTCATGTTCCGAGTGGGCGTTCTATATATTTCAAAGCTTTTATAATGTCCTATAATGAAACTTTTTCGCCGGACTGGTCATCGGAAACGGTTTATGGACGTGCCGATCCGATTTATCAATTTAAAACTACTACTCGGAATATTACGGTCGGACTCGCTATTCCCGCCGCTTCTGAAAGCGAGGCTTTCGAGAATCTGGCCAAAGTTCAAGCACTCACGCAATTTTTATATCCTAACTATAGCCAAGCCGGTGTAGCTACCACCATCTCTCAATCTCCTTTGCTTCGCTTGGGACTAATGAACCTAGCTAGAAGTCAAAAAGCGTGGTCGCCCAAGCT